TGTTAAACAAGCTATGATGCATGAATCAATTAAAGAAGCCAAAGAAGCAAAGTTATCACCATCAATGAAAAACCAAATTCATAAGATTGCTAAGAAGCATTCTGGCGATATGGAAGCTGCTATGAAAGAAATTTCAAAGATGAAAGTATGGAAAGGTAAAGGTATTCAAGACCACTCATATGTAATGGACACTCTTAAAACTCATAACGAAGATGTCAATGAAGCTACTGTAGATCGCAGAACAAAAGGTTTCAAAGAAGCATTAAAGAGACAAGAAGCTGCAAAGATTAAACGTGAAAAAGCAAAAGCTAAAAAAGAAAAGAAGAAAGATCAAGCTGAACTTGATGCAAGATATGATTATGATGGTGAAGTAGATACTGTTTTAGCAGCTGCAAATGCAGTAATGAATAATACTAGGTTAGAAACTGCAGCAAATGCAGTAGCTCATGGTGGTGTTGATATGGCTCCTAATGCAGGAAAGAAAGATAAAGAAAAAATATTCGCAAGGAAATACTAATGCAAAATTTTAAGCTATGGGAAATGGATTGTTGGGATGGTTTTAAAAAGGTTGGCACCAAGAAAGGTAAAGGTGGCAAGCGTGTTAATAACTGTGTAAAAGAAGATGATGAAGTACCAAAGGGTTATCACAGAATGCCTGATGGTAGTATCATGAAAGATACTGATATGCATGAAGTGTCTGCAGCTGCTCGTAAAGCAAAGAAACAAGCTTATTTGAAAAAGACTATGAAAAAATATGGGGATGCCGCGAAGATGGGCATTGATGCGAAAGATGTTAATCAAAGACGGAATGCCCCGACGAGAAAGAAATCAAGTTAGTTCTTGCCTTTTTAATTATGGCAGTATCGATACCAACAAAAGCAACGATCAACGTAGTATCAACTACGTCTGAATACCCGGCTAAATCTAATTTAAGGGAATCACCTGGTTCATTCTTGACCCAGGCAACACAATTAGTATATGATGATATAAGAAGATTTCAGACATCATCTCAAGGATACTTTACTCAGGCAGAACTAGATGATTTTAAATACCATGCATTTGAAGGTAATGTATTATGGTTTATGGATGAGTTAGTTGGTATGGAATCTGATTGGATAAAGGATGCATCGGCAAAAAGTACTACAGCATACGGATATGTGCAATTTACTGAAGCTACTGTAGAAACTGCGGTCAATAGATACATTGGTCACTTAGAAAGATTTAATGAAAGAAGAGGTAAAAGAGATTGGTCACCATACGGTGTTCCATTAGGACATTTTGTTACACCATTCTTTGTAAGTAACCTAAAGAAAAAGATAGATAATGGTACATATAATCATGAAGCTGATTTAGATGCGTTAACATATGATCAGCAATTAGCGTTAGCATTCGTACATTTACACAGTAAAAAGTCTCGAGACTCTAATTTTAGACTGTTATCATTTGGAGATAGAAGTGCAGCGACAATCATATACACAAGAAATCACCATACAAATCCTGATCAACCAACATTAGAAAGAATGGTTGGATTCTTTACAGCTCATTATAATGTTGCAGAACAAGCAGCCATTCAAGCTAAAGATGTGCTTCCTGGTGCTCTTTTAGCTGATTCACTTTTAAAAGAAATAAAAACTTCTAGATATGCTGGGTTAATTCAGACTATCAAAACGCGGTTTGGATGGTAGCTTTTATATAAATAAGTCTATATAACAAGGAAACATCATGGCAAAACCGAATACCAGAGCTACGTTACAAGAATATTGCTTGAGATCATTAGGATCTCCAGTGATAGAAGTCAACGTGGACGATGACCAAATTGAAGATCGTACAGATGACGCGTTACAATTCTATCAAGAATACCATTCTGATGGTGTAATTCGTGAATATATCAAGCATGAGCTTACTGCAGCTGATATAACAAATAATTATATTACTTTAAATGATTCGGTTACATCTGTAGTACGCATGCTTAAAATTAATGCAACAGCAGGTAGTTCATTATTTGATATGGGTTATCATATGAGACAAAATGATATATTCTTATTACAAGGTTTGAGTACTCAAATGCAAGAATATGAAATGTCTCAACAAAAATTATCGTTAGTTGACCACAGATTAAATAGCCAAGAGCATATAAGGTTTAGTAGACATATGAATAGAATTCATATGGATGAAGGTTATGGCGGACTAGCTGCTGGTGAATTTATTGTATTAGAAGTATATTCTATTATAGATCCTTCAACATACACTGATGTTTTTAACGATCACTTTTTAAAGAAATATCTTACCGCATTAATTAAACGTCAATGGGGAGCGAACATGATGAAATTCGAAGGCTTCCAATTACCAGGTGGTATAACATTGAATGGCCGTCAAATGTTTGATGATGCCATAGAGGAAATAAAAGAATTAGAAGAAGAATGCAGGTTGGCATGGATGACTCCTGACAACTTCATAATGGGATAATAAATGGCAACTAGTGTATATTTTAACGGTGCTGTACGATCTGAGCAGGACCTTTACGAAGATTTAGTACTTGAAAGCATTAAAATGTTTGGTCAAGATGTAGTATACATTCCACGCGAACAGATATACGAAGATGCAATCCTAAATGAAACATATAATCAATATCGTCAAGCTTTTCCAATAGAATGTTTTATAGAGAACACCGAAGGATTTGAAGGTGATGGCAATCTATTAGGTAAATTTGGTTTAGAGATCCGTGACCAAGGTACATTTGTAATACCTAAAAGACGTTGGCAACATGTCGTAGGTGCAAATCTTTCTACAGAACAAGGTAATCAATTGCTTACAAAGCCAGGTGAAGGTGATCTTATATGGATGACAATGACTGATAGGTTATTTGAAATTAAATATGTAGAACCTAAACTACCATTCTTCCAAATACAAGATTTGCCTACATACACTCTAACAGCTGAGTTGTTTGAATATAATGATCAGAATTTTGATACTGGTATTCCAGAGATAGATAATATAGAATTAAAGAATTCTAACTCTTGGTCTTATACAACTACGGCCGCATCTGATACTAACCATTTTGAAATTGGAGAATATGTCCATCAAGATACAGGAAGTGATGATGGTAGTGGTAATAATATTAATATAATTGCAAAGGTTGCTGGATACGAATATGTAAATGCTACAACATATACAGTCACACTTGTATCTCCACATCAATCAACAAATGGTGACGGCACATTTATGCAAAATGCTGTACATGCTACAAGATTACTTGTCGGTCAAAAATCCGGCAGCTCAAGACAAATTACAGTAGACTTAACAGGCACTACTAAGACTGAATATAACACCGATGTGTTTGCAGATAATGATGATTTCGAATTGTTAGGTGATGACATTATTGATTTCTCAGAAACTAATCCGTTTGGAGATCCATAATGTTTTCTAATCATTGGTATAATCAATCAACTCGCAGAATGGTTTCTGTCTTTGGATCTTTATTTAATGACTTAGAAGTTGTTAAAACAGATTCGGCTGGTAAAGTATTACAAAAAATTAAAGTTCCTTTAGCTTATGCCCCACGCCAAAAAGTATTGGCAAGAATGGCAGAACAAACAAGTGATCCTAAGCTAGCAATTAATTTACCTAGGTTGTCATTTGAAATAACGTCTATGGAATATGATGCGAATGCACGTGTGTCTAAACATAAAAATTATAAGAAGGTTATAACAGGGGACACATTACAATTGAATAAACTCGGAGCACCCGCTGTTTATAAAGTTGGATTTGAATTAAATATTCTTGCTTCAACACAAGATGAAGGTCTGCAGTTATTAGAACAGATACTGCCAATGTTCCAACCGGAATATACAGTAACAGTAAAAGATATCCCTACAATGGATATCAAAACCGACACTCCTATTGTATTAGAGAGTGTTACCTTAAATGATGATTATGAGGGTGATTTAGTTACGAGGAGAGCTATTATATACACATTAGATTTCTCAACTCGTATTCGTTATTATAGAGGTATTGGTAAGAGCAAACAAATTCTCCAAACAGAAGTTGATTATTCAGAGAATGTTGATCCTACGACTCATAAATTTGAGCAACAAAAGATAGTGGGTACAACCACATCTGACGGTGCTGGTGGTTTTAAAGAACCATACACCGAAACGATTAACTTTTTTGACACTGACGTATAAGGGAGAATGTAATGGGATATAGATTTAATGCAAAATTAGTAAAGGTTGTTGATGGAGATACCATTGATGCAGATATAGAATTAGGTTTTTCAGTATTCATGCGGGATCGTATCCGTTTAATGGGTATAGATACACCTGAGAGTAGAACAAGAAATTTGGCAGAGAAGTCATGGGGACTTGCTGCTAAACACAGATTGATAGAACTATTGGCAGAAGCTAATGGTGAATTTACACTAGTAACCGAAGATATGGAGAAAGGTAAATTTGGAAGAGTACTTGGTACGATTGAGGTTAATGGCAAAGATGCTAACCAAAGTCTTATCGAAGAGAACTTAGCTATACCATATGAAGGTGGCAATAAAGATGAAAGCCGTACAAAATATGGTGTACAAGAATTATGGAATACATATTATGAAAACCCACAGGAACATGACGATGACCATGAACATGGAGACGAAAACCCAGAAGCTCACATCGACTTCCACGAAAAGTAAAATTGATTCGGACTTCGAAAGAGTCCGAAGAGATTTATTTGATTTATCCACGCAAGGTGAAGAAGCGATAGAGCTCATGATGGAGCTTGCGCGTGAGTCAGAGCACCCGAGAGCATTTGAAGTTCTTGGACAATTAATTAAACAAAACGCTGAGATAGGTGAAAAAGTTTTAAAGCTTCATAAGAGTAAGAAGGAACAAGATAAAACTGATGAACCTACAGCACTTGCTCAGCAAGCAGCAACGAATAACAATGTGTTTATAGGCTCAACAGCTGAACTACAAAAAATGTTACGTGATGAAAAGGTAATAGAAACAGAACCGGACTTATTTGAGAAATGAGAGAGACAAACTATTTAGGCAATCCGAATGTTCGGGGTGCCGATGTAGAACATCCTTGGACAAAAGAGGAATTAAAAGAATACAAGAAATGTTTAGATGACCCTAAATATTTTGCTAAAAAGTATTGTAAAGTAATCCACCTCGACAAAGGCTTAATACCCTTTGACCTATACCCATATCAAGAGAAAATGTTTGACTCATTTACTGAGCATCGATTTAATATTGTTTTGGCATGTCGTCAGAGTGGTAAATCCATTGCTGTGGTCGCGTATCTTCTATGGTATGCTATATTCAAAGGGGAACAAGTTGTAGGTGTACTAGCAAATAAGAATGCTATTGCAAGAGAAATGTTAGCACGTATTACACTGATGCTAGAGAATCTACCATTCTTTTTACAACCAGGATGTACTGCACTCAATAAAGGATCTATTGGATTCTCTAATAATAGTAGAATCATTGCTGCAGCCACATCATCAAGCTCTATTCGTGGTATGTCACTTAACCTTGTTTACCTCGATGAGTTTGCATTTGTAGATAACGCTGCAGAATTTTATACATCAACATATCCAGTTATCTCATCTGGTAAAACATCTAAGATTATTATCACATCTACAGCCAATGGTATTGGTAATATG